CATCCAGCAGATGTAAACGGTGACGGTGTAGTTACAGACGAAGGGCTAGCAATGCATTAGAGTTTAAAAGAAAAGAACTCGAAGATAAAGATGCACAGCGAGATGCTATTCGTAAGATGGCATGGTTTTCTTTAATCGGTCTCTTGCTATACCCTTTTGGTATCTTTTTGACTTCGATGTTTGGCTTGGATCAAGCAGCTAATCTAATTGCTGATATTGCACCCACATATTTCGCATCGATTGCCGTACTAGTTTCTGCATTCTTTGCAGCAGATGCCGTTGGGAGCAAAAAATGATGTTAAATAGATTTCAAGCGGTAACAAGAGTAAACGACTTATTCGTATACGAGTATGATACCGTACAGTATGATGCTGCGGATTATTGGCGAGTACTAGATGTAGATGCTGAAAAAGACGAAGGCGACTGTGAAGATTATGCGCTTACAGTTGCTTGGCTTCTTGCAGAGAGAAGCAGATTTAAGTTTCTTAAAATGTTACTTACTGGTAAATTCAAGATTTGCTATGTAACAGTAAATGGGGGAGGACACGCTATTTTAGAGTACGAAGGAATGTATGTAGATAATTGGAAGCGGCAGTGGACTCTCCGTTCGGAATATGAACTAGACTATAAAAAGTACGATTGGACTTATAAATATGCCTTCAATCCTTTTGTAGTTATTACAAAGTTAGTAATGGGTAAATTCTGGAAGAAGTAATATGAGCACAAAAAATGATATAACAGGCGACAAGATACAATCCAGAGTAAGTACTAGTAAGTACGGAGACGCTTGGGAGCTTATTTGGGGCGAAGAAAGAAAAACTAGTATTCGTCAAAAAGAGCCAGAAGATTCTGAAGACCTTACAGAAATGGACTATTGCAGACGCTATAGTAAAACTAGATCAATGGGACAAGATTAAATATGGCTATTCAAATAAGCCGGAAGGACATAATTTCAGACTACTTGTTTGATTATGCCCAAGAAGATAAGTATCTAAAGCTACAAGTAGAGCCTTACATGGAGTTACTAGGAATAGAGCCTTTACCTTCTCAGGTGGCTATTTTAAATGCAATTAATAACCCAAAATATCGTTTTGTATGTGCAGCACTGTCTAGACGGCAGGGTAAGACTTATATAGCGAATATTATCGGTCAATTAGTATCTCTTGTCCCAGGCTCTAACATATTAATCATGTCTCCGAACTATTCACTTTCGCAGATATCTTTTGACCTACAAAGAAACTTAATTAAGCACTTTGATTTAGAAGTAACTAAAGATAACGCAAAAGATAAAGTAATTGAACTATCTAATGGTTCTACTATACGAATGGGATCTGTGAATCAAGTAGATTCTTGTGTAGGTAGATCTTATGATCTAATTATTTTTGATGAGGCAGCTCTCGCAGACGGTAAGGATGCTTTTAACGTAGCTCTGCGTCCTACTCTAGATAAAGCTAACTCTAAGGCAATTTTTATATCTACCCCACGAGGACGGAATAACTGGTTCTCTGAATTTTTTGATAGAGGGTTTACAGATGATTTTCCAGAATGGGCGTCAATTAAAGCAACTTACAAAGACAATCCTCGCATATCTGAAAACGATATTATGGAAGCTAGAAAGTCTATGTCAGAGGCTGAATTTAGACAAGAGTATGAAGCTGACTTTAATATTTATGAAGGACAGGTTTGGAACTTTGATCACGAAAAATGTGTTATTAACTGCGACGGAATGGAAACTCACCAGATGGATATTTTTGCTGGTCTGGACGTGGGCTACAGAGATCCTACCGCTTTTTGTGTCCTCGCATACGACTGGGACGAACAAAAATACTACTTATTAGATGAGTATCTTGATGCCGAAAAAACAACAGAACATCACGCACGTGAGATACAAAATTTGGTGGATAAGTGGGATATTGACTATATTTATATTGACTCTGCTGCTCAGCAAACTCGATTTGACTTCGCACAAAACTATGATCTCAGTACTATCAACGCTAAAAAATCCGTACTTGATGGAATTGCACATGTAGCCTCTATAGTTGACAATGATAGTCTTTTTGTAAATCAGAAATGTCTAGAAAGCATGTCAGCATTAGACCAATATCAGTGGGATCCCAACCCAAACCTAGCTCGAGAAAAGCCAAGACACAATAGAGCATCGCATATGGCGGACGCTCTGCGATACGCATTATATTCATTCGAAACAAGCAACAGCGGGTTTTGATGATACATGGTCAAAAATAGTATTTGACATAACACCTCAAATTAGATATACTTTCGGTTATACAAAATGGATTTAAAAAGAGATATAGTAAAATACATAAGAGATAAAGCAAAGAATAAGTATGAAAAAGGCACTCAGTGTTATATTTGTGGAGAAGTATCTCAATTAGACTTTCACCACTATCATACCTTAAGTCCCTTGGTTCATACTTATGTAAAAAGAAACAAGCTATTACCTGAGAACATATTATCTTTTAGAGATGAATTCATAGAAAAGCACTGGGCAGAGTTATACGAACATACAGTTACCTTGTGTCATGCGCATCATTTGCAGTTACATAAAGTCTACGGACGTAATCCAGGACTAGGCACCGCGAAGAAGCAAGAAAATTGGGTAGAGATTCAAAGAGAAAAACATGGCATGGTATGATACATTTATAGGACGTAAGCCAGTAGATTTAGACGAAAAGCTAAATCCTGCACAGTCATATTTTGACCATAAGACAGACTCTTCGAGAGAGTTTACGTTCAAATATGAAAGAGCGTATGAAGATCTAGAAGTAGTAAACAGAGGTGTAAACCTCATTGTAGATGATGCAGCGGAAATACCGACTGCTGTTGGACCTCAGATTCAAAACTTAGCGAGTGTAATAAAAGGAATTAAGAGATCGCGAGTCTCCTTACTCCTGAATAAAGAACCAAACCCATTCCAAGATATTAGTACGTTTAGGCGTAATCTTATTACGGATTTCTTGCTTGATGGTAACATCTTTGTTTACTTTGATGGAGTGCACTTATATCACTTACCATCAAGCAAGATGGTTATACACGCTAGTGATTCTACTTATATTGAGAAGTTTACTTTTAATGAAAGAATTGATTATAGACCTAGTGAAATTATACATATCAAAGACAACTCTTTCTACTCTATTTATAGGGGAGTATCCAGACTAAAACCCGCTCTTCGTACAATGATTCTAATGAAAAGAATGAGGGATTTTCAAGATAACTTTTTTAAGAACGGAGCCGTTCCAGGATTAGTACTCAAAAGCCCAAATACTTTATCAGAGAAAATTAAAGAAAGGATGTTACAATCCTGGAGCATTCGTTACAAACCAGATGCAGGCGGAAGAAGACCTCTTATCCTAGATGGTGGAATAGAGATTGATTCTTTTGCAAACGTGAACTTTAAAGAACTAGACTTCCAGAGTGCCATTTCGGAAAATGAAAAGATTATACTAAAAGCACTTGGCATACCCCCTATTATGTTGGACTCCGGAAACAATGCAAATATTCGCCCAAATATGCGAATGTACTACTTAGAAACTGTCTTACCTATTGTTCGTAAAATGAACTTTGCATTTGAAAGATTCTTTGGGTTTGAACTAAAAGAAGATGTTACAGATATTCCTGCGCTTCAGCCGGAGTTAAGAGATCAATCACAGTATTATACTTCATTAGTAAATGCTGGGGTTATCACTCCAAATGAAGCCAGGGACCATTTAGGGTTTGACGCAGTAGAAGGTTATGATGGTCTTCGAGTACCAGCAAATATTGCAGGTAGCGCAGCAAATCCAGATGAAGGCGGTAGACCAGTAGAAGGAGATGACACCGATGGCTAGATTACGAGTAAGAAACCAAATTTTAGAAGAGATTGGAATGTTCATGCTTGAAAAAGGAAAAGTTCTTGAAAAGCATGATTATGACCAGCTTGGAAACGAGGTTCCTATTCGTTCAGGGATGGCCCTCAATCATTTTGGCAGTTGGTCAAGATTACTTCAAACACTTGAAGGAAGTCTCCCAGCATTATGGACAGAGATTAAGAAGGCGGAGAATCCTCCCCCTCCTGAACCTAAGCCTAAGCCTGCCCCCAAAGCTGTTCCTAAGCCAAAGCCTGCTCCAGCAGTAAAGAGCACAGACGAGAAGTAATATGGATAAAATTTTTAATTTAACGTCTACTTTTAAGACACACTCTATAGATGACGGATCAGTAATGATTCGCGGTATGGCAAGTACCGCTGATTTTGATCGTGCAGGAGATTCTATCTCCAGTGAAGCATGGGCAAAAGGTGGACTAAAGAATTTTGAGAAGAATCCTATCATTCTTTTCAATCACGACTATGATCGACCAATCGGTCGAGCTACAGGCCTTAAAATACCAGAGAACGGCCTGGAGTTAGAAGCAAAGATTAGCAAGTCTGCACCTGCTAATGTTTGTGAACTAGTTAAGAAGGTATCCTTGGGGCTTTTTCTGTTGGTTTCCGA